CGGCGCACGTATGAATGTGGCAAACCCTAATGATAGTTGGGAGGACCAGGAGCATGATCTGCTGGCCTTTGCATCGACAGCGGCAAAAGCCTCAACAGCATTCGAACTGCCAGCGGATGAGCTTTCAGAAAGCCTGGGGAAGATTGCGCAGCTTTATAAAATTCCGACCCGTAACATTGAGCAACTCGGCGAATGCTGTCAATCAAAGGGCTGAGTCAACTCTCACCTCTCTTTAGCAAACTGGGCGGTGTCTTTGGTTCACTTGCTCTAGGCCTTCTCTTATCGGGAGAGGGTTTCAAGAAACTGTTTGACGTGTTTACGGGCGGAGAGGCAGGCGAAGCCGTTAACTGGATTAAGCGTATCCGCCAGGCGTTGAGCGGTGGCGAGAATAGTGGAGAAGAGAGCGGTATTCTTGATGCTTTCCGGGACGGCGCGCTGGATAAAATTAAAGAGCAGGCGCAGAAAACCGGCGAGGTGCTGGTCTCTTACTTCTACAATCCACGCCAGGCGATTCGCCAGCTCGGTACGTCAATTAAAGGATTTGCAGGCGCTACTTTCGCGCCGCTGGTTTCCTCGGTCCGGGGTGCTGGCGGTGTGCTGAAATGGCTGGTCATGTCACCTTTCGCATTACTCCGCTTCGCCCTTATCGGCATTGGTAGCGTGTTAGGATTCCTGCTCAGCCCGATAGGGTTAATTATCGCCGCGCTTGCGGGTGTAGCGCTGGTTGTCTGGAAACAGAGTTCTTTGCCAGCGGAACGCCCCGGCGGATTGAGTTTTTACTGGCGTTGAAACGGGTGGATGAGTCGCTGACCGAGACATTTGGCAACCTGAGCGATCAGCTCACGAATCTACAGGACACCGCAACGGATGCCATCGGCAAGATTAAAAGTACGGTCGGAGGATTGCTACAGTGAATAACGGTGAATCCAGCTATAGTCGTGCCAGCACAACCCCGGCTTTAAGCATTGTTATCGAAGGTAAAAACGTAACGGAAACAGTGGATAAGCGCCTGATGGGCCTGACGATGACAGATAACCGTGGCTTCGAGGCAGACCAGCTTGATCTGGAACTCGATGATGCCGATGGGCAGATCGTTCTGCCGCGCCGGGGAGCCGTTATTACGCTGGCCCTGAGCTGGAAAGGGCAGTCGCTGTTTCCGAAGGAGCAGTTTACCGTTGATGAGATAGAGCACAGCGGCTCACCTGACAGGCTGACCATTCGCGCCCGTAGTGCGGATTTTCGTGAAACCCTGAATACCCGCCGGGAAAAGTCATGGCACCAGACAACGGTCGGTGAAGTGATGAAGGAAATTGCGGCCAGGCATAAGCTGCAAATGGCGCTGGGCAAAGATTTAATTGATAAGCCGCTGGATCATCTGGACCAGACCAACGAAAGCGACACCATTTTTTTAATAAAGCTGGCCCGGCAGTATGGAGTAATTGCCTCGGTAAAAAACGGCAGGTTGCAAACGCGAGAGCCGAAGAAAAAAACGGCAACGCAGCAGCAATTAGCATACTAACCTGCCTCTGGCAGGTTTTTTTATAAAATTACTGCTGCCATTTTGCCGCCAATTGTATTTTAGATAACAAAAAAGCCACCGCTGAGGGTGGCCTAACTGACTGAATCTAAAACTAAAATTTGGTGGCCCCTGTTGGGTTTGAACCAACGACCAAGCGATTATGAGTTCCTATCAGAACAACCGAAAATCAATAGGTTGGCTTAAAAATCAAGGACATAAAGGGCCACTATAAACAAACTAAGAGCCAGCTTATGCCATTTCTATCGCCACTTTATCGCCACTATATGAATTTACTTAATTAGCGCGCAATTTGAATTAGCGTATGCGTTCGATGCATTGTAGCCTAGTTCTTGGGCGTAGTTTTTTGAGAAGGCATCAAGCCCTTCGGCTAGCTTGTTGGTCGTTGATGAATTTAGAGTTTGGTAAACTCGACCCAAGTAAAAATCATCAGAAATTTGTAAGCCGAAAAAATCTCTCAGCACTATAGGTACATACTTCCGAGCATCTTCTCTGTTGATCTTTTCTCCTTTTATTCCCTCAATGAAGATATGGCCATCTCGCTGAAAAATAGAGAGTAATTCATCCATGCGTTCAGTTTCTTTTAATCGCTTTTCATTTGGATAATTGACAAGATTTGATAAGCAAACAGCTGCGGTGACTGCATTTGCTCCTGCCAAGGCATAATCTTTTGATGTAGTAGCAAAAGTTGAAGAAGATACTGATAGTAAAAGTAAGGCGAAAATATTTTTCTTAAGCATTAGAGGAGTCCAAAGTTTCGCTGTGAGCTAAGGGATTGAGTTTTACCGCATCTTCGAGATGATCAGGGGCAAAATGCGCATACCGCATCGTCATTTTAATATCGGTATGACCTAGCACACGCTGCAAGACCAGAATATTACCGCCATTCATCATAAAATGGCTGGCGAAGGTGTGGCGCAAAACGTGGGTAAGTTGCCCGGCTGGTAATTCGATGCCAGTTCTTTCCAATGCGGCACGGAATGCGCCATAACATTCACTAAACAACCGGCCTTTTCTATCATCAGGCAAGATGTCAAAAATCTCTTTGCTGATGGGAACTGTGCGATTTTTTCTGCCTTTTGTGTTGGTGTAAGTGATTTTGTATTTAGCAAGCTGGCTTTTTTTCAGGCTCTCCGCCTCTGACCATCGAGCGCCAGTGGCGAGACAGATTCTCACCACTATTTCTAAATCAGGGTGGCCGTGACGTTTACACTCTCCGAGTAGTTGCGCAATCTGCTCGTGAGTTAACCAGGCCATTTCCATTTCTTCAGTGCGGAAAGGGCGCATATTTTTTAGCGGATTTTCTCCCTTCCATTCTCCAAGGCGATTTAATTCATTAAATACCGCGCGAAAATAGGCCAACTCAAGGTTGAGTGTCCGTGGCGATACTTCTTTTACCCTATTTGAACGGGCATATTCGCCCTTTAGCCTTCTCTCTCGGTAGCGGGAAAACATCTGCGCATCAAAATCGCGTACCAATGGCTCGCCCATGCATTCAAAAGCATGGTGCATTGCTAATTGGCGCTTTGAACCGTCTTTCAGGGTAATACCATGAGCGCTATACCATGAATCTATCAGCTCTTTTAACGTACGCCTGTCTTCCTTTTCATCCTGCCACGGGTTTTGAACTATGTACTGTTCAAATGCCAGCGCCTCGCCTTTAGTAGCGAATTTCTTTCTGATACGTTTGCCCTTTGCACCGTTTGGGTAGAGCTCACAAATCCAGCCACCATCCGGATTCTTACGGACAGTCATCAATTAACCTCGCTGTATACACCCACTACACGACCAATCGCTTTTATCTCATCGACCCCGCACTCAAACGGTACTTTGCCGCCTGCTACATGTAACTTTTTGCCAGGCAAAACAGTTAACTCGCGGATACTTTTCGCCCCCTCGATATCTACAAGCCATGAACCATCGGATAGCGAAGCATCAAGCTCAAGAAAATGAATTAAGTTATCTGATCGCAGACATTGCGGGTTAAGGGGAGGGCGGCTAAACAATGACTTTGAGATCCTTATTTCTGACTCATCAACCAACTTTCCTTCACTTAATGTGAATGATTTGATGGTCAACTCCTCAGTTGAACAAGTCAGGCGGGCTTGGTCATTTGTGAATTTGTCTCCTTTCCCAGTAAGCAACCATTCAATGTTGGCACCAGTTTCAAGGGCGCAATGGACGATAAAGTCATAAGAGATACTGCCCCGCGTGTAGCGGTTTTGTAGGGAGCTGGCCGCAATATTGAAGTGCCGGGCGAGCTGTATTTTTTGGGCGTAACCGTAAACATCACAAATCCTGTCTAAGACATGTTCGTTACTGATTCCTGAATCGATTTCCATAAAATTCGTATCCACGTATTGACTGTTGCGGCTTTTGCGCATTACTATGCGGCTAAACCTACGTAATTAATGGCCCAATGTTGGTTAAAGGTGGCCTTTTAATTGTAAACTTTGGCAAATTGGGGATCATGCAACATGGCTTCTGAAATCGCAATCATCAAAGTTCCTGCACCTATCGTTACCCTGCAACAGTTTGCAGAACTTGAAGGGGTGTCATACCGCACAGCACGCCGTTGGACTACCGGAGATAACCCCCGTTTACCTATTGAACCTCGTGTCATCCGTAAGGGATGCAAACGCGCTGGCGGTCAAGTTCGCATCTACTATGCGCGTTGGAAAGAGGAACAAATGCGTAAGGCATTGGGTCATTCCCGTTTTCAACTCGTTATCGGTGCGTGATTCACTTTATGTGAGGTGTGAGGATGCAGCATGTTAGATTTTCGCATTTCGTCACATGCACACTTTGATGATGCATGCAAAAAATTCGCGGCCACGCATAACGTGAAAGAGCTGGCGAATAAAGCCGGTATTAAGCCGCATACGCTTTACAACAAACTCAACCCTGAGCAACCGCACCAGTTAACGCCCCGCGAAATCTGGACTCTTACAGACCTGACCGAAGACTCAACTCTCGTTGATGGTTTTCTCGCGCAGGTTCATTGTCTGCCATGCGTGCCGGTTAATGAGCTGGCTGAGGAAAAGCTGCAAACGTATGTCATGCGCGCCATGAGTGAGCTCGGTCACCTGGCCGGCAATGCGGTTTCGCAAGAGCACCTCACGGCATCACGTAAAAACAGCATGATAGAAAGCGTTAACTCCGGCATTCGCATGCTTTCGCTGACCGCACTGGCATTGCAGGCGCGCCTCCAGGCTAACCCGGCCATGTCGAGCATGGTTGATGCAGTAAACGGCCTCGGTGCTTCTTTAGGGTATATGTGAGGCGATGATGAACACTGAACCGTCGTTCGCGTCCCTCCTGGTTAAGCAAAGCCCTTCCATGCATTACGGACACGGCTGGATCGCAGGGAAAAACGGTAAGCGCTGGCACCCGTCATATGGACAGTCAGAACTGTTAAATAGTTTACAGACGAAGCGCAAACCTTCAGTGGTTGAAATTTTGCTGAGAATTATTAAGAGGTCAAAATGAACGGATTAAATAGCACTGCCCGGAATGTTCCCGCGACAACGTTATTTAACAATTCTGACTGCATTGAGGCAGAGCCGCAGGCAATGAGCGGTGAGGAGTGTCTCGCCCGTTTTCATCAGAAATTAAAAATGACTGAGAATCGTGCGCTGCGTAATTTTAATAAACTTGATGACAATTTTAAATTTGTCGTCATGACGCTGGCTAATCGCGCAAATCCCGGCGCATTTCGCACTGAGGAGATTGGCAAACCTTTTGAATATTTCGACGTTAATCGCCGCAAAATGATAATTAACGCCATGAATGAAATTGCGCGCTGGGGAAGTATCCTTCCTCGCCGGTTTTCAATTCATGAATGCATTCTAGCTAAATAAATAAACCCGCAATTAATGGCGTAAACCCGCCGGGCATTCTTTTGCCCGAAATCTGGAGAAAGAACTATGCAACAGGAATTACCAAAAATGTTTGTCGCTGAAAAAGAGCCGCTGAGCATGATGCTCGAAAAGGCAAAACGTGAAGAACGCTGCACGCGTGCTGCTGCCGTTTCATCGCGCCTTGAGGCTCTGGCTGTATACATCACGCGCGAAGGTATGAGCGGCAACGAAGCGGCTGAATTACTGCGCCGCGAAGCCACCCGCTACGACAACGAATCTCAGGAGCTGCACTGATGGCCGATGCAATGGATCTCATTCAGCAACGCGAGCAGGAAGAACGCGAGCGCCTTATCAGCATCGCGCGCAGCCGTATCTCTGCGCCTTCCCGCTTCACCTGTGAGGATTGCGACGCACCAATCCCGAAAGCCCGCCGTATGGCGATACACGGCGTCGCACTCTGTGTGACCTGCCAGCAGATAGCAGAGCTCAAAACCAGACATTACCGGGGCGTGTAAGTGGCAATTTCTTACGCTTACGCCTGGAATGCTCCTCGCTCAGCAATAGCCAGCCCTTATCTGACCTATTCAGAACAGCATCGCCGCGATCGCATGATTGCGGCGTTGCTGCATGCGCGCAAAGCGTTATCTCTCCAGCCTGAATGTGTGCGCTATGACGTGATGCGCACTGCTTCCACGCTGGAGCAACATCATGACAGTCAGCGAGCCAATGCCTTTTTAATCAGCTTCTGCAAAAAAGCATTGCCGCGCCTTGAACTGGTCGCAAGAAAATACCAGGCCTCCGGCATCAGGAGCGACGTTTCTGCCGCTGTATTCAACGGACATTTCGACACAAAAGATCAGCAGTATATGGCGTCGCGTCTGGTGAATATGGTTGCGCGTTACAACCGGCTTCCGGATATGTCTAAAGCCGATATCGATCTGCTGTCGGCTGATATCGCCAACTTTATCCGCTCAGAACTGGCAGACAATGACGACACCGAAGCCGGTGAGCTGAAAACGCTGTATCGCTGGTATATGCGCGCCGGAATGATTGCGTTGCAGTTCAACGTAACGCCGCGCCACTGGGAACGCGTAACAAAGAAATATGCAGGCCAGGACGAAATTGCCCCGGCTGTCATGCGCATGTTTAACGAAACATGGTGGCGTGGCCGGTTGCGCCGGGTCGCAGCTGCATGGCGTGAACATCTGCAAATTGCCGTCGGTAACGTCAGCAAGAAAAAGCATGTTTACGCGAGTAAAAACTGCGTGACTGACTGGCGCGAGCAGAAGCGGCGCACCCGCGAATTTCTGAAAGGGCTGGAGCTCGAGGACGAAGACGGGAACCGCATCAGCCTCATCGATAAATATGATGGCTCGGTCGCTAATCCGGCCATTCGCCGCTGCGAGCTGATGACCCGCATTCGTGGCTTTGAAAATATCTGCAACGAGCTGGGCTATGTGGGTGAGTTCTATACGCTGACCGCGCCGTCGAAATATCACGCCACAACAAAAGCGGGCTACCGTAACCACAAGTGGAACGGCGCGAGCCCTTCCGACACTCAGGGCTATTTAACCTCACTCTGGGCGCGCATCCGCGCCAAACTCCATCGGGAAGATATCCGCATATTTGGCATCCGCGTTGCGGAACCACACCACGACGCTACCCCGCACTGGCACATGCTGATGTTTATGCTGCCGGAGGATGTTGAGCGCGTGCGTAAGATCATCCGTGATTATGCGTGGCAGGAAGATGAAAGTGAGCTCAGGAGTGACAAGGCGAAAAAGGCACGTTTTCATGCTGAAGCCATCGATCCGGAGAAGGGAAGCGCAACGGGCTATGTTGCTAAATACATCTCAAAAAATATTGATGGTTACGCTCTCGACAGTGAGAAAGACGATGAAAGCGGTGAGCTGCTGAAAGAGACGGCTCCCGCTGTTTCTGCCTGGGCGGCTCGCTGGCACATCCGTCAGTTTCAGTTTATCGGTGGCGCGCCGGTGACCGTATACCGTGAATTACGCCGTCTGGCTGATACCGAGACCGCCCACGGTCTGAGTGTTGAGTTTGCAGCGGTACATGATGCCGCTGACGCGGGTGACTGGGCAGGCTATGTCAATGCGCAGGGCGGCGCGTTTGTGCGCCGTGACGAATTGCAGGTGCGCACGCTTTACGAGCCACGCGCTGAGTTTAACCAGTATGGGGAGGAGACTGTCTGCATTCGTGGCGTCTACGACGCAACGGTCGGCGCTGACTCCCCTGTCCTGACCCGCCTCACGCAGTGGAAAATTGTTCCGAAGCGTGCCGTTGATTTGGCCGTTGATTTTAAGGGCGCGACCGCGCCCTCTCGGAGTTCTGTCAATAACTGTACGGGAAGCGAAAGCGATCCACCTGTAGTGGATTTGTCTGAGACTCTGACTCGATACGAGAGACGACGATTAACGAACCGTATAAGAGGGAAAAAAGCAGAGGCGAGGGATAAATTTATCCATGGAACGGCAGAGCAGAGCGAAGCCATAGCCAGGACAATAGACGATATCCAACTTTTAACCGGAATAGCTATAAACCGGGGTGAGGCGTTGCATCTTATCGCCCATGGTAAAAGCTGTTTTAGCGGTAAATGGTATCGTGGATCGGAGACCGGAGAAGTTTTTCCAGCATCACAATCCTACGAATTTAGATCGAGAGCAATCATGCGTCGTGTAGCAACCCTTGTCGGCAGCAAAGCCTAACTATTCAGCAACTTGGTGTTGTTCGTGCTCAAAGCACAGATAGTCGATGATAAAGGGTTTACAATTTGAAATAGCTAATATACTGTATGTATGAACAGTGTTTTGGGCTGTTTGGTTGTGAGTTGTAACAGGAGGGAAGATGCAGGATTATTTACTGGAGTCATTAAAGCTTCAGCGTATTGATTTTTTTATCAGACTTGTAGCAGCGAGCGAGTGCAGTGAAGAAGAAAAGTGCCTTGCAATACAGTGGGTTTCTGAGCTGACAGACGAGTTAATGGCGAAAATACGTAGCCACGAATATAACAAATCAATGGATGTAAACAATTAATGGCTATCTTTTTGCACATCGAAATAATGACAGATAAAGAGCAAAAGATCAGTCGTAATAAATTAGATTCCATTGAGCAGGAAATTCTCATTAGCTTAGAGAAACTGTCTTTTTCGTCTGAAATTTGTATAAGAAAAAGTAAATTCAACGCTTTCAAAGAGCCTGCCATAAAACTTGATGAACAAAAACAACAATTAATGGAAAACCTGCGCTTTATTTGGCAAAAAAATAGTTCGATTCACTGAGTAATCGCGCCACACGATATTTTTAGCGTGTGGCGCGATTGGGCAAATAGCAAGGCGAGGCGGCAGGAGGACAATATGGGAGTGAAAGATAGCAATTATCAGGTAGTTAAACGTGGCGATAGCCTGCCAAGATTTGTCGATGGGGGCTGGATCTTTTTCCAGCGTCTGAAAGAATACGGCGGCGGGTTTTGGGTGGGCAGAACCTATAGTGACGCTTTCATTTTCGGCATTGAGAAACCAGTTTCGCTGATCGAAGGTATGCAATTTATGATTGCCCTCAATTCAGCAGAAGCAAGGTATATGGATTTTTTAACAAAGGAAGACGACCCCAACCTATCACTTTTTTAGAAACCTTATCTTAAATCAAACTTATCGCATTTTTTAAAGTCAGGGTTTTGCTTTTTGGTTCATGCTGGCATGGCCTCAAAAAGGTCTTTTGAGTTATGTTAAGATAGCTTTGTCTATTCCACCCGACCTATCAAGAGGCTGCGCTAAAATGCGATCAAGTGACTATTGTGTTTATTGTGGTGTAGAGCTGAATCGAATCGAAAATCATGATAACTGTCGTTCAGTTGAGCATATGATCCCTCAAGTATCTGTTTCCATAAAAAGGACTAAAGGGGAGGGTGATTTTCATGCTTGCAAAAAATGTAACAGTACAAAAGGCGCGATAGATGATGTGTTAGGTGTAATGTGTCGAATGTTAGGCGACAACAAAGAGGGTAGTATTGATGCTATCCATAAATTTAAAGAATATTATGATAAAAGGGATTATCGCTTTGTAAAAGCGATGCGTAGCGTCAGACACTCATCTCATGGGCCGTGTATCGATATGCCTCTTACTGGAAAGCAGATACATCAATACGGGGTCTGGCTGGCAAAAGGGGCTTATTTCATTAACACTGGTGAAATTTTGGCTGACCGATACCTCATTTGTGTTGATTTAGTTCGCTCTGTTGAGGTTAGGGCAATAAAAGAATTTTATAAGCGTCAAAATGGCTCCGAAGCATTTAATGATCTCGCCAAAAATATAAACATTCCAAACATTAATGGTGAGTCTTTTATGATAATGCAAGCTGGCAAAATGCAAATGTTTATTTGTCTTAATAGGGTAATCATGTTTCACCTTACATTGCTTGAAAAGAATAGAGTAAATGAGACTCTTTGCAACAAGGCCAAACGTGCTCTTTATCGATAGCGTGCTCTTTATCGATAGAATAAATAAGTTAAGATTTTTGCATGCATTACACCTGCATTAGTTTGCATACAAAAAATATTTTCTGCTTCAGGTGTTCCCGCCGCTGTTCTCTAGGGTTCTTTGACCAGATGCAACTGCATTTAAACCGACACGCAAAGCGGGCAGGCGAGGCGGGGAAAGCACTGCGCGCAGGCGTGAAAAATATTTATTTTTTTTCACGCCCCAACGGTGCGCTGAGGCGCTGAAAGTTCTAAAGCTCAAGTGCGTGCAAACTTGGGTCTTATCGTGGCGTGTTCATGCGCTGGCGGCGTTTGATGCGGGTATAAAGAAGCCGCCCGTAGGCGGCTGAGGTGGATTATTCGTTGTCGCCGTCGAGGCTGTATTTCTGGAACCTGACGATCTCCTCGCCCGCCCACTCGTTGAGCTCCTGAAAACGCGCCTGCAACGGAATCAGCTCGTTGCGCACAAACACCTTTGCCACCTTTTCTACATCCCCGACAGAGCCCGCATTTTCTGGCTTGCAGCCCATCAGCTGAAACGGGATGCGGTGCGCATCAAGCAGGTCTCCCGCACTTACCTTTTTGATATTGAAAAAATCGTCTTTGGTGGCGACCTCGCTCAGCGGCACAATTTTAATGCCGTCGGCCTTTCCGTTCGGGGCGTAAAAAAACAGGTTCTTGAAATTGCCGAGCCCTTTCGAATCGCGCATTGCCTTGCGCAGCGCCTCAACATCCGTACTGCTTTGCGCCGCGTCGGTCACGTACATGATGTAACCGGCGTGCGCCCCGTTCTGATAATACTTGCGGCGAAACAGCGTGGCGCTCTCGTTGAGCCAGGCCGAGTTAAGCGCGCTCAGGTATTCCGGCACACCATAAAGCTCCTGATTAATATCCGGCTCCAGCAGGTGGAACACCGAGCCGGGTGCAAACTGGTGCGGTTTTGTGAAGTTCTGAATATACCAGTAGGTGTCCTGTTCGACGCCGCGCCGGGTGTACTTGGCCGGGGAGGTTTCATACTTCACTGGCTTACCTGTAACGCTCAGGCGTTCCTCAATAAACGCATTCCCGAACACCATGTAATCGAGCGCGAAGCGACTGAAATCCTGCCGGGACAGGCGCGGGTGCGGGATGTAAGTCGACACCAGAATGTTACGCTTCACGTAAATCGGCGAGCTGTGGTGAACGGCGGCGCGCATGCTTTTTGCCAGTCCCGAAAAACTGACCGGCGGCTCGTACCACTGGCCGTTATCGATGCACTCCACGTAATCCAGAATGTCGCGCTTATCGAGTACCGGCACCGGCTCGCCGAAGGTAAATGCTTCCATGCTTTGTGCGGGTGCGGCGGTCTGCTGGCGCGGTTTCGGTGTGTATTTCTTTTTATTTTTGCTCATCAGTTGAAGTCCAGAATGGAGGATGACGGCTGGCCGGTTGCGGCGGTCAGCGGTTCGTTAATCAGTACGTGCATGGTTGCCCAGGCTAAATCTGCGTGGCTGGCTTCCTCGGTGCGGCTGGCCTCGTAGGTGGCGCTGCGCCCGCTGCTGGTCATGGTTTTGCGAATCGACATAAACGACTGCGTGATGTCGGTTGCGCTGACGTCATACTCCAGGCAACCGCGCGTGATGGTGTCTTTTGCCTTGAGCACCATGGCGGTTTTCATTTCCGGGGTGTAGCGGATATCACGCGCAGCCGGGTAGAACGAGCGCACAAGCTGGAACACGCCCTGACCGAGTCCGGTCGAGTCAATGCCGATGTACTCCACGTTATATTTCTGCGTGAGGGCGCGGATGGACTCGGCCTGGGTGGCAAAGTCCATGCCTTTCCACTGGTGGCGCTCCAGTATGCGGAATTTACCCCCGGCAACCACCGGCGGCGCGATAACCACGCACCCGGCGCTGTCGCCCCGGTGCGACGGGTCGTAACCAATCCACACCACGCGATGCCCGAATGGCCGGTCAGCAAACGGCGTGTAGTCCTCCCATTCCTCCATGCTGTCGACCATGCAGCGTTGCAGCTCCTCGAACGGGAATACCGACGCCTTGTCATCGACAAACTCGCACATAAACAGATTGCGGAAGTCGTCCGCGCTGTTTTCGCGGCGCAGTGTGTCCAGGTCAAACAGGGTACAGCCCCCGGCGAGTGCGTCCTCGATGGTGACAATCTGCCGCCACTGACCATCCGCACACGCCACACCGCGCGCGAGTGCGGCGTGACTGATATCAATCTCGACCCGCTCGCTGGCGCTGGCGCGCCCGCGGTTAAACAGGTCGCCTGACCAGAACGGGTAAGCGCCGTGACCGAGTGAGGACGGAGTCGAAAAATAGGTCGTGCGCAGGTGTTTTTGTGACGCCATACCCGAGGCAACTTTGCGTAATTTCTGGAAGTTGGGTATCCAGAAAATCTCGTCAACATACAGGTCGCCGTTATGACTCTGCGCGGTGTTGCTGTTGGTGCCGAGGAATAACAGCTCTGCGCCGTTGTTACCGATGACAATCGGGTCGCCGCTCAGGTCAACATCAACCAGCCTCGCAAACGCGATGATGTATTTACGGAACACATAAGCCTGTGTTTTCGAGGCCGATAAAAATATCTGGTTCTGGCCGGTGGCAAGGGCGCGCAGCAGCGCCTCGCGGGCAAAATAAAATGTCGCGCCAATCTGGCGGGATTTCAGAATGTGGCGAATACGGTGCTCAAGCCCGGCCTTGTGCCAGCCAAGCTGATAGCCAAAAGACTGCTCGAAAAAAATCTCCTGTAATTTCCCGATCGCCTCCTCGCTGAAATAGTTCTTTTTCGGCTTCTTACGCTCGCCCTTGTTGCGGTTCGCCACGTTGGGATTGAGATCCGCCTCGTTGCCGGTCTGGCCGTAACGGTTGATGCGGGCGAAGCGCTCCAGCTGGCGTGCCAGAAAATCAGCAACCTTGAAATCATGCGCAGTGAGGTCGGGCTTGGCGTAAAGCTGAACCAGGCGCGCCTCAAGCGTGTTCCCCACCCGGTCCAGCGGGGCGGTCTCGTCCCATCCGTCGCGCTGTTTCCAGCTCTGCACCGTCGGGCGTTTGGTCTGCAACATTTCCGCGATTTGCGGCACGGAAAACCCCTGCCAGTAAAGCAGCGCGGCCTGCCGTCGCGGGTCGTTCAGGAGAGTGGTGTCGGTGGTGATGGTCATGGGTGCCTCGCCGTAATCAGTACAGGGCAAGGCTACTGAAGCGCGGGCAGCGATTCGCTAAGGGGCTGATGTGCAGGCGGCAAGCCATCTGTGACTGATGGCGAACCAGCGGACGAGCCGGGAAACTACACCCCGACAGAACGCAATCCTTCACACAATCAGGACTCCTGACGATGGCAAAAAAAGTATCAAAATTCTTTCGTATCGGCGTAGAGGGCGACACCTGCGACGGGCGTGTAATCAGCGCAACGGATATTCAGGAAATGGCCGATTCATTCGACCCGCGCGTTTACGGTTGCCGCATCAACCTTGAGCACCTGCGCGGGCTTCTGCCGGATGGCGCGTTTGCCCGTTACGGCGATGTGATCGAGCTGAAAGCGGAGACAATTGAGGACGACTCCGCGCTTAACGGCAAGCTGGCGCTCTACGGCAAAATCGCACCGCTCGACACCCTGGTCGATATGGTGGCGAAAGGCCAGAAGGTTTACACCTCCATGGAAATTCAGCCGAACTTTGCCAACAGCGGCAAGTGCTATCTGGTCGGCCTGGCCGTCACTGATGACCCGGCAAGCCTCGGCACTGAGTATCTGGAGTTCTGTAGCAAGGCGAAACATAACCCGCTACAGCGTTTCAAGATGAGCCCGGAGAATCTCTTCTCTGTCGCCTCCCTTGCCGAGCTGGAATTTGAGGACGTGCCCGACACCCTGCTCAACAAACTGACCGACTCGGTTAAATCCATTTTCAGCCGCAAACAGACCAGCGACGACGCACGTTTCAGCGACGTGCATGAAGCGGTAACCACCATCGCCGAACGTGTGCAGACCAGCACCGACAGCGCTGAGACGCGCTTTTCATCTCTCGAAAGCGAAATCGCCACGCTGAATCAGCGCCTGATTGACCAGGCAACCACAACCGGCGCGAAGCTCAGTGCGATCACCGCCACCCTGGACAAAACACCGGATGGGACGCAGCCGCGCCGCACGCTCAGCACCGGCGGCGAAGGGGCATCCGTCACCCTGACCGACTGCTAATCCGACCATCTTCATAACAGGAAAATACCATGCGCAAAGAGACACGTTTCAAGTTTAATCAGTACCTGACCCGCCTCGCCGAGCTGAACGGCATCGGGGTTGAAGACCTGAATAAAAAATTCAGCGTTGAGCCGTCAGTGACGCAGACGCTGTTTGAAAAAATCCAGCAGTCGTCCTCCTTTCTGCAACAGATCAACATGGTGGTCGTGCGCGAGCTGACCGAGGAGAAAGTCGGCATTGATGTTAACGGCACCATTGCCAGCACCGCTGACACCGACAACGGTGTGAAGCGCCAGACCGCCGATTTTTCGAAGATGGACGCCTATCGCTATTTCTGTAAGCCGGTGAACTTCGATTACCACCTGAAATATAACAAGCTCGATTTGTGGGCGCGCTTTCAGGACTTCCAGACCCGCATCCGCGACGCGATCGTCAAACGTCAGGCACTGGATTACATCACCATTGGCTTTAACGGCGTGAGCCGGGCGGCAACCTCTGACCGCCAGAAAAATCCGCTTCTTCAGGATGTGGCGGTCGGCTGGTTGCAGAAATACCGCAACGACGCGCCAGACCGCGTGATGAGCAGCGTCACCGACGAAAGCGGTAAGGTGATTTCCCCGACCATCAAAGTTGGCAAAGCCGGTCATTACAAAAATCTCGACGCGCTGGTTATGGATGCGCACGAGTCGCTGATTGCTGAAATCCACCGTGAAAACCCGGATATGGTCGTGATTTGTGGTCGCCGTATTCTGACCGACAAATATTTCCCGATGATCAATAAATTCCAGCCCAACAGCGAGCAGCTCGCCGGTGAGCTGATTATCGGCCAGAAGACTATCGGCCAGTTACAGGCGGTGCGCGCGCCGTTCTTCCCGGCGAACAGCATTTTTATTACCACGCTGGATAACATTTCCATCTATCTCTACGAGGACGGTCACCGCCGCCACCTCATCGAAAACCCGCAGCTCGACCAGGTGGAAAACTACGAGCAGGTAAAAGTCGATTTCGTTATCGAGGATTACGAAGCCGGGTGCCTGATTGAGAACATCGAAGTTCTTGAACCGGAAGAGAGCGACACACCGGAAGCGGACGCGGCTAAAGTTTTCGCACAGGAACTGGCACTTGCCATGAAAGCGCTGACATCCGGTGACGCCACTGCCGCCCCTGCAACCGGTGAAGGAGCGTAAACCGTGACGACCCCCGCGCAGCGCCATGCGATGCGGGTCTCGGCCATCCAGGCCGCGCAGCGGGATAACGCCCCGCTGCGTCATGCCACGCCTTACGAGCAGATGCTCGTCAAGCTGGCCGCAGACCGCAGAACGCTGAAAGAAATCCACTCGAAAGAGCTCAAGGCAGAGAAAAAGCGCGACCTGCTGCCGTTTTATCTGCCGTGGGTAACTGCTGTGCTGGAAAACGGCACCGGTGCACAGGATGACATTCTGGTGACGGTGATGCTGTGGCGTCTCGATGCCGGTGATCTCCCCGGCGCGCTGGAAATCGCCCGCTACGCCCTGCGCTACAGCCTCGCGATGCCGGAGAAACACGCCCGCACCGTGCCTTACATGCTGGCCGAAGAGGTGGCGCTCGCCGCACTGCGTGCCCGCGATGCCGGTCAGCCGGTGAGTGCGGCGATCCTGCTGGAGACCCTCAGCCTGACGGCGCAGTCGGATATGCCTGATGAGGTGCGTGCCCGCCTGCATAAAGTCACCGGCCTGACGCTGCGTGATGCGGGTCAGCTTAATGACGCGATGACCCATTTGCAGCGCGCCGTACAGCTCGACCGCAATGCCGGAGTGAGGAAAGACATTGAGCGTCTCACACGGGAATTAAATCCGAAGCCCGCCGCCGCAAAGCCTGTGCCGAAAGTGCCCGCGAAAGCCGCACAAGCGAAAAAAACAACGACGCCGGTGAAGCGTGGGCGGGGTCGCCCGCGCAAGGTCACCGGTTAAAAGAATGCGCCCCGCGCCTGGGCGGCACGCCGGTCAATGAGGGATTTTCCTTCTCTGCGACCGGCGTCCACCGCCCACCCTTTCTGAGGTAGTCATGACGACGCTGATTATTAAAAACGATGCACCGCAGCCAGGCAGGACGGTTGTTATCCCGCCGAACGCGGACAGTGAGCCGGTGATTGAAAACACCTTTTTCTTTCCCGCCATTGACCCGAAGCGCGTGCGCGAACTGATGCGCCTTGAGCAGACCATCGCCCCGGCACGGCTGCGCAACGCCATCAAAACCGGCATCGCCGAGACCAACGCGGAGCTTTACGACTGGCGCGAAAGCCAGATTAAGGCCGGGTTTGCCCGCCTCGCGGATGTGCCGTCGGACTCGCTCGACGGTGAAAGTGTGCGTGTTTTCCATTACGAGCGCGCCGTGTGTGCGATGGCAACCGCCACGCTGTACGAGCGTTATCGCGGTGTTGATGCGAGCGCCCGTGGTGACAAGAAAGCCGACAGCATCGACACCACGGTCGATGAGCTGTGGCGGGACATGCGCTGGTCAGTGGCACGCATCCAGGACAAACCCCGCTGCATCGTGGGGCAGATCTGATGAAAGCCATCGCGCACCAGGGCGACATGCTCGATGTTATCTGCGCCCGGTATTACGGGCGCACGGCGGGCATCGTCGAAACCGTCCTCGCGGTTAATCCGGGTCTGGCAGAGCTTGGGGCTGTGCTGCCGCACGGCACGCCCGTTGAACTGCCGGACATTCACACTTCACCTGTCGCGAAGGCCGTCAACCTGTGGGACTGAATATGGAACGCATCACTTCTTTTATCGCCTACTGGCTGAGTGCCGCACTGGCGGCGTTTGGCGCGGTCACCCCGCAGGATTTCGCGGCTTACGCCGGTGTGATCGGCGTGGCGCTGACGGTGGGCGTTAACTGGTATTACCGCCGGAAAAGTTATGCCCTTCTGGCTCAGCTCGGACAAAACACCCTCAGCAAGGAGGTGAGTAATGTCATCAGTCGTTAAGCGTTGCAGTGTGGCCGCGGTGCTGTTACTGGCGGCACTGGTGCCGGATTTTCGTCTGCTTAACACCTCGCAGGACGGTCTCGCCCTGCTGGCTGACCTTGAGGGGTGTCGCCTGCGTCCCTACCAGTGCAGCGCCGGGGTGTGGACGTCAGGCATCGGACACACTGCCGGGGTCACGCCTGCGCGTGACATTACCGAACGGGAGGCGGCGATAAACCTTGTCGCGGATGTGCTCGGCACCGAGCGCCGTCTCGCGGTCTGCGCGCCGGTTGAGATGCCTCAGCACGTTTATGACGCCGTGGTCAGCTTTGCCTTTAACGTCGGCACCGGCGCGGCGTGCCGGTCAACACTGGTGTATTTCCTCAACGAAAAAAAATGGAAACAGGCATGTGACCAGCTCCCGCGCTGGGTCTACGTCAGGGGCGTGAAAAGTACCGGGCTCGAAAACCGGCGACAGCGCGAGCGCAAATACTGCCTGAAGGGGGCGCAATGAAGACACTGATTATTTTGCTGGTTCTGGCTGTGACCGGGTTGCTGTGGATGCGTCAGGAAAACAACACGCTACGTGGGTCGTTCGAGCGCGCAAACCGGGTTGCCGGTGAGCAAAAAAACACGATCGGGATGCTGAAAATTCAGCTCAGTGTCGCCCATGAGCGGGCGGAAAAAAACGAACGGGCGCAGGTGGATTTGCGCCAGAAGATTGATGCTGCCAGCGCGCGGGAAGCCCGCCGCGAGCAGACCATAACGAGGTTACTCAATGAAAATGACGCCTTTCGCCGCTGGTACAGCGCTGACCTGCCTGATGCTGTGCGCCGGTTGCACCACCGCGCCGCCTGCGCCAGTGCCGGTGACTGTTTACAGCGCCTGCCCGAAGGTCAGTCTCTGCCCGATGCCGGGAAGTGATCCGCAGACTAACGGCGACTTAAGCGCTGACATACGTAACCTTGAGCGTGCGCTGGAAAACTGCGCGCTCCAGGTCGAAACCATCAGACACTGCCAGGACGAAATTGATGCTGAAACCCGAGAGCCTGCGAAAAGCCCTGGCTGATGCCGTGCCGGTGCTGGCAACAAACCCGGAAATGTTGCGCCTGTATGTGGACGGCGGCAATATCGCCGCCACGCTGGCGAGCTCGTTATCCTTCGAAAAGCAGTACAGCCTGAATGTAGTGGTGACCGATTTTACCGGCGATTTTGACCTGATCCTCGTCCCGGTGCTGGCGTGGCTGCGCGAGCATCAGCCGGACATTCTCAGCACCGACACCGGGCAGAAAAAGGGCTTTACCTTTGAGGCGGATATCAACAACGACAGCAGTTTCGATATCAGCATCAGCCTGTTAATAACTGAGCGCACGCTGGTTAGGGCAGTGGGCGCGGCGCTGCATGTGGAGAACATCCCCGAACCGCCGCCACCGGAGCCGGTTACGCGTCCGACAGAGCTTTATGTGCAGGGCGAACTGGTGAGTAAGTGGGATGAGTGACTTTAAGCCGTTCGAGGAGAAGCTGAAAGGCTTACTCGATGCGATGTCACCCGCTGCTCGTCGCCGTCTGGCTGTGGATATTGCGAAGAGGCTGCGCCAGAGTCAGCAGCAGCGCATTAAATCGCAGAAAGCACCCGACGGCACCGCATATGCCCCGCGCAAACCCCAGCGCATCAGGGACAAGAAAGGCCGTGTGAAGCGGGAGATGTTCGCAAAACTGCGAACCTCCCGCTATCTGAAAGCCAACGGTAGTGACAGCGCGGCAGTGGTGGAATTTACCGGCAAAGTACAGCGCATTGCGCGGGTACATCATTTTGGATTGAAAGAAAATGGGATGAATTATCCAAAAAGGATGTTAATCGGGATTGATGAGCAATGTAAAAACATAGTTGAAGATACATTGCTCAAAGCTATTAACATTGGCGCATCTTAATTTCGAGTTGCTAAGAATCCAGTATTTTACGTAAATCATCAAAGAAACTGTCTGACTTGTTTTTAGTCGAGATAGTTTCAAGTGTACTCCAGTACGCCTCCTCCAGCTGAGGGGAGTTTGATTTAGCTATAATAACGTGCACCAAAAAACTAATGAACGCATCTCGACTCATTACATTTTCCTTGTAATGCTCTAAAAAGTATATGCTATAAGCTTGCGGTCTCTTTATAATGTCACTTTTATGTAGTGTAAGTGCACTGCTTAAGCTTTTAATTGTGTTTATTTCGACGCATTTTAATAGTTTTATTAATTTAGGTAAGGTGTTTTTGTCTGGATTTTTACTTATAATGACATTGTATTCTTTCTTATAGGCTTGGGCTATCTCGGCTATTTCAGTACTTTGATTTAAAAATTCAGCGAGCGATACAACATCCAAGGAAACATCACTATGTCCATCTTTTATGGCGTCAGCAACCTCTTCCTGTCTTGCAGTAATGCTTTTCCTGATTTTAACAAACTCATCATCCGCTAATTCAAGAAGCCCTGCCAGTCTTGAAAAGTATCGTCTTACTTCGTTAGGGAGCCCGTTGCTGGATTTATAACCGATGTCATGTTCAATTTCGGCCCATGCATGCTGTAAGATGGATCTAATCTGAATTTCAGCTTTTATGTTTTTATATGGCGCATATTCTTTAAGTTTTGTTCTTTTATCATTAAGGGTTATTATATAATGCAGTGATAGGTATCCAAACCTATCGGGCTCTAAAGTTGCTCGTTTGTCAATGGAGTTTTGTTTATCCACTAAAAACTCTTCTTCGACTATTTTTGCGATTTTATCAACGTCATTAGCATAGTGAGATATTATTCTGACCCCAATAACATCTGTTATGTCACTAATGGAGTTGTATTTGTCTTTTTTTATAATCTTGGCGTCTAAGCTTTTTCGATTTTTTACGCGAGATTCTAAAGTATGCACCGAAATTCCAGCGTCCCTCACAAGAGTGTTGAGTAATGACTGTAAAGACAACGCGTAAGATTCGAACATTTCTTTATGTTCGTCGTATTCCATAAGTATCTCAGACATAGCCCATTCCTTCTAAGCGTAAATAAACTCTCATACTACTGCACGTAACTAAATTTATGCGATTTTGTTGTGGTAGACATAGCAAAATCTCAAATGATTGTTGAAATCTTTGGCGTTTTGCATGCTGTACAACATGAATACATTCGCAAACATCAATGAACTTGCCCGCGCACTCCGCAACATGGTACGCACCGGCGTTGTGGTCGAAACCGATCTCAGTGCCGGGCGCTGCCGTGTGCAGACCGGCGGCATTGTTACCGACTGGCTCCAGTGGCTGACGCAGCGCGCCGGTCGCGCCCGCACATGGTGGGCACCGTCCATCAATGAGCAGGTGCTGATTCTGGCCGTGGGCGGCGAGCTCGATACTGCCTTTGTGCTGCCGGGCATTTTTTCAGATGGCAACCCCGCGCCGTCTGCCTCAGCCGATGCATGGCATGTGACGTTCCCCGATGGCGCGGTGATTGAGTACGAGCCGAAAACCAGCGCCCTGACCGTCAGCGGCATCAAAACCGCTACGGTAACCGCCTCTGAATCCCTTACCGCCACGGTGCCTGTGGTGACCGTTAAAGCGTCCTCACGCATCACGCTCGATACGCCGGAAGTGGTCTGCACCAACAAGCTGATCACCGGCTCGCTGGAAGTGCAGCAGGGCGGCACTATGCGCGGAAACATCGAGCACACCGGCGGTGCGCTCTCCTCTAACGGCAAGGTACTGCACACCCATAAACACCCCGGCGACAGCGGCGGAACAACCGGAGCGCCACTATGACCGCGCGTTATATCGGTATGAGCCGCAGCACCGGCAGGGCGCTGACGGATGCGGAGCACATCAGCCAGAGCCTCAGCGATATCCTGCGCACGCCCGTCGGCTCGCGGGTGATGCGCCGTGATTACGGCTCGCTGTTGTCCTCCCTGATTGACCAGCCCCAGACCCCGGCGCTTGAGCTGCAAATTAAGGTGGCCTGCTATTTTGCCGTGCTGAAGTGGGAGCCGCGTATCACGCTAAACGCGGTAACGACCGAACGTCAATTTGATGGCCGCATGGTGGTCAGCCTGACCGGCGAGATTGCCACTACCGGCGAGCCCCTTTCGTTAACCATCCCTGTGAGCTAACCCATGCCGATTGTTGATTTAAGCCAGCTCCCCGCGCCTGATGTGGTCGAGCAACTCGATTACGAAAGCATTCTGACTGAGCGCAAGGCGACGCTTGTCTCGCTGTTTCCGGCAGAGCAGCAGGACGCCGTTGCGCGCACGCTGGCGCTCGAATCGGAGCCGCTGACCAAATTCCTTGAGGAAAATGCCTACCGGGAAGTTATCTGGCGTCAGCGTGTTAACGAGGCCGCGCGCGCAACCATGCTCGCCTTCGCTGCCGGTAACGACCTTGACGTGATCGGGGCGAATTACAACGTGTCGCGCCTGGTGATCACCCCGGCAGATGAAGAGGCATTCCCGCCCGTGGCGGCGGTGATGGAATCCGACAGCGATTTTCGTCTGCGCATTCAGCAGGCACTCGAAGGGCTGAGCGTGGCCGGGTCTGTCGGCGCGTATGAATTTCACGGGCGCAGCGCTGACGGGCGGGTCGCTGATATCTCTGTGACCAGCCCGCAACCGGCCTGTGTCACGGTCTCAGTGCTATCCCGCGAGGGCAACGGCGCGGCCTCTGAGGAGCTCCTGACCATGGTGCGTAATGCCCTCAACGACGAGGACGTCAGGCCGGTGGCTGACCGCGTGACGGTACAGTCGGCCAGCATTGTCGATTACCGGATTAACGCCACCCTTTATCTCTACCCTGGCCCCGAAAGTGAGCCGGTGCGCAGCGCCGCCGAAGCAAAGCTCGGCGCATACATCACCGCGCAGCACCGGCTCGGGCGCGATATCCGCAAATCCGCCATTTATGCCGCCCTGCACGTTGAGGGGGTGCAGCGGGTCGAGCTCGCCGCGCCGGTCACTGACATTGTGCTCGACAGCACCCAGGCCTCTTACTGCACGGATTATCAGATTGTGATCGGGGGCTCTGATGAGTGAGTCGCGTCTGTTGCCGGTGGGTTCGTCCCCGCTTGAGGTGGCGGCGGCGCGTGCGTGTGCGGATATCGAAAACACCCCTATACCGTTGCGGCGTTTGTGGAATCCCGACACCTGCCCGGTGCAGCTTCTGCCGTGGCTGGCCTGGGCGTTTTCGGTCGACCGGTGGGACGAGCACTGGCCGGAAGAGACGAAACGGGACGTGATCCGCAGCGCGTATTTCATCCACTGCCACAAAGGCACCATCGGCGCGGTGCGTCGTGTCGTTGAACCGCTTGGCTATGTCATCAACGTTATCGAGTGGTGGGAAAACAACGACCCGCCAGGGACATTCCGGCTTGATATCGGCGTCCTCGAAACCGGTATCACTGAGGAAATGTATCAGGAGATGGAGCGGCTGATTGCTGATGCGAAACCGGCGAGCCGCCATCTTATCGGGCTCAATATTATTCAGGATATTGCGGGATATCTCTTTGCCGGTGGGGCGCAATACAGCGGCGACATTACAACGGTTTATCCGGGTTAAGCGAGAATAACATGGCAACGAAATACAGAACGGTGGTCACCACCGCAGGCGCGGCAAAATTTGCCGCCGCGCTCACACCGGGCGGTAAAAAAGTCAATATCACCGCGATGGCAGTCGGCGACGGTGGCGGCAAGCTGCCCGAGCCCGCTGCCAGCCAGACGAAACTGATTAATGAGGTCTGGCGCGGAAAATTAAACAGGATCAGCCAGGACAACAAACACAAAAATTACATCATGGCCGAGCTGATTATCCCGCCGCAAACGGGTGGCTTCTGGCTGCGTGAAATGGGGCTTTATGACGATACCGGTACGCTGGTTGCGGTCAGCAATATGGCCGAAAGCTACAAGCCAAAGCTTGAAGAGGGTTCCGGGCGGGCGCAGACTCTGCGCATGGTTATCATCCTGTCAGATCTGGCCTCCGTTGAGTTGAGTATCGATGCAACAACCGTGCTTGCCTCGCAGGATTATGTCGACAGTAAGCTCCTGGAGCATGAGCAGTCGCGCCGCCACCCTGACGCGACGCTCAGCGCGAAAGGCTTTACGCAGCTCAGCAGCGCCACCGACAGCACTGCTGAGACGGTCGCCGCGACACCAAAAGCCGTCAAGGCGGCGTATGACCTCGCCAGTACCAAATACACCGCGCTGGATGCCACCACCGCGCGCAAAGGCATTATCCGGCTATATAGCGGCACCGACAGTAATACGGAGGAGCTCGCCGCGACACCGAAAGCCGTCAAGGCGGCGTATGACCTCGCCAGCGCCAAATACACCGCACAGGACGCCACCACAGCCCGCAAAGGCATTGCGCAGCTGTACAGCGGCACCGACAGCGCGTCTGAAGTGCTGGCGGCGACACCGAAAGCCGTTAAAGCGGCAAATGATAATGCTAACGGTCGCGTACCGGCACAGCGAAAAATTAACGGTCATCCATTAACCGCCGATTTTAATATCACGACAGAGGATATTTTTAATCAGGCCGTAGCACTGACATCCGAGGATTTGAATAATTTAAAAACACCGGGGCTTTATTATCAGGCGGCGAATGCGAATACGTCCGCTGCCCGGCATTATCCCGAAAATAATGCCGGAACACTGGTCATTTACAGAAACGCCGGTATTAAGCAGCAATATCATATTTTTAACTCCTCGCGATCATACTCTCGTAGTCAGTATTCAACCGGAGGGTGGACGCCCTGGACACCGGAAGATTCATTCCCTGTCGGGGCTCCCATTGCATGGCCGTCTGATACTCCTCCGGTCGGTTATGCCGTTATGCTGGGGCAAACTTTTGATAAA